AACTTCCGCTGACCGATGAACTTTGCCAGTGGACCGTAGAGCCTAACTTCCTTTTCCATGGCGCAAGACCCTACCGGTGCATTTTAGGAGCCACTCGCCCAATAAGTCACGGCTGGACAAGCGACCCCGCAAGTGATGCAACACCAGTTGGTCACCGATGTAGACCCCGACGTGGTTCAGCTTGTTCGACTCGATCGCCATCAGCATTGCGTCGCCCGGCTGCATCTCAGCAATGTCCACTTCGTAAAAGCCCGCTTCGCGCCAGCAGTCATCAAACATGGGCGCGTCGTTGAACTGCTCCGGGGTGGTAGGTCGCTCCCAATCTGGGAGGTGCAAACCTTGTTCGGCATACCAGTCCCGTACCAGCGTCCAGCAGTCACTAACGCCCCACACCCACGTCCGCCCAATCAGCGGTGCTTTGTAGCCTTCAGGCGACAGTTCGCCCCATTGCTCTGTCTTGGGGTTGACGATGTACCAAGGCAAGCCGGATTTTTCGCAGGCAACGCGATCTGCCTCACTGGGGATTGGCGGGGTGACCGGGTGGCTATGAACCACGCCCACAACTTCGCCCCTGTCTTCGGCGGCGGCGTAATCCGCTGGATCGAGGATGAAGAACTCGTTGCCTTCTGCCAAGTTGCGGCAGGGGATGTACCGTTTGCGCCCCTTGATGACCACCAGCAGACCGCAAGCCTCACGCGGGTCTTCCGCCTTGGCGTGTTCCAGTGCTTCAGCCTTGGTGGTTTTATTCATCCGTTGAAAGCACCGATGCCGGGGAAGCCACCGAACGGTAAGGCGTTAGTCGAGCCAAAGCGGATTTGGCAGCTACTCAGACGTTTGCCGCACTTATCGGCGGCGGAAGTTGCAACGGCTCTGTCGTTCTCGTCGAAGTAGCTGCTGCCGCTGTAGCCACACTCAGACCCTTTGTAGATCCACGGGCAGAGGTTGGCGCTGCACTGACGTTTGGGGCTGCGGACACCTGCGAGGTCAAAACTGGCGCTGAGTTCAAACTCAACAAGGTCGCGGTTTTCAGAGACCTTACGGGCGACGTAATAAATCTCAGATGGCAGGGTGGCGGTGGTATCCGGGGTGCCGTAGGGGTTGGTGCCGCCGGGAAAATTAACGGCGTCGATATAGCGCACCAATGTGCGGATGCGGGTCAGCTTTGCGCCAGTGAGGTCGTTGCCTGCAGTGGTGGCGTTGACGTTGAGCAGGATTGCAGTGATCCCGCCCAGTAGGTTCGATACCCGGATTGTGGGTCTGGGCAGGCTGCCGCTTTCGGCGTTGTACTCAAATCCTTCGACCTCGATTGGGAGAGCCGAGTAGGTATTTGTTGCCCAGACGATGTTGCCGTTGGTGCTTAGAGCGTTGGTTCCAGCGTGGAAGCGGTAGGTGAAGGCGCTGCCGTGGATATTGGCAAACAGTTCCAGCTCAAACAGCTCGATGATGCTGCTGGGGTTGACCTTCTGGAGTTCTGAGGTTGGGACTGCCATTAGGGTTCAAATACTTGCTCAAACGTTGCAGTAATGCGATTTACGTTTGCGTACTGATGATCACGCTGCCAAGAACGGCAAATCCACTTGTATGACGTTGCTTCATCCAAGGGCGTCCAATCAAAGCTGGCAGCATCAGCAGCACGGGCATCAAAGAATGCTTCAATTGCATCTGCATCAGCATTGCTTTTTGCAGTCCACGTAAGATCCCAGATCTTGGGATTCATGTGACCGGGGATGCCATACATCAATCGTTGTTCATATCCATCGCCAAACTGAACACGACGAACCTTGGGTTCAGATTTTTTTGTTGCACCAAAATCAGGTGTTGTACCACCTGTGCTGGTTCCAACTGTGGCGTCGTTAAAGGTAGCCATTATGCGAGCAAGCCTCCGGGACGCTTCTGACGGATGAGTTCTTGACGCACTGCAATGCCAAGTGCTTCACCCAGTTTATTGGCATCAGGTTGATTGCCCTGAACGCTGGTGCCACCAGCGTCGACGTTCACCACGATATTGCCCATATCTCCACCACCACGCATGGTGACAGGGATGGTACGACCATCAGGAAGCGGCACATAAGCTTCAGGGCGGCTGCCTTCACCGAACATGGCAAGCTGCGGGGAAGAAGCGATACCACCGGCTGCGTAGCGCTTCAGAGGCAATGCACCGTTGCCAGTCATGATGCCGCCGTTAGCGAAGCCAAGAAATTTACCGAATGCGCTACCACTAGGTACTAATGCCTTCAGGGTTTGGAACATCGCAAATTGAATCAAGATGCGACTGAGATCGTTGAGGACAGAACGGGCAAAGTCAGCAAAGTTTGCCTTGCCAGTGGTTACAAATTCAGCCAATTGATCACCAAGACCAAGGAAGGCATTGCCAAGTGATGCACCAAGGTTTTGAGCAAGCTCACCAGATGCCTTAACAACTTCAGCAAAAGATTTGCCGAGTTTGGAGCCAAAATCTTTCCCGGCATCGGCGGCATCTTGCAAGCCTTTGCGCAATTCACGTATTGCGTTTAAAAGCTCTTCGTTGGTCAGTTTGCCATACACCTTGTCAATTACATCCGCCAAAAATGTATTAATTTCTAATCTTTTGCGATCTTCCTCAGTCAAAACCATGCTTTGTGTTGCTGCATCAGTTAAAGCTTTTTGAATTAATGCACGAGCTGCAATCTCCTCCTCGTTAATTCTTTTGCCAATCTCAGCCTCTTGTTGCTGTAATTTTTGATATGCAGTTTTACGATTTACAATTTCGGTTTGAGCTTTTATCTTTGCGTTGTCATAACGAGCAGTCCACTCCTCCATTGACATACCCTGTTTTAGGAGTACGTTCTTGTTCTCGATAAGATCGGTAACTTGCTGTTGTGCCTGTGCAATTTTTGTGTTTTGTTGCAAAATTGCTCCAATTGTTGGCAACAACTGAGCATCGTATTCATTGCCTTGTTGTTTAGCTTTGGTGACTAACTGTTGAATTCGCAATTGTTTTTGAGAAAGCTCTAAACCAAGTTCAGATCTTGCATATAGATCAGCGATTCGCTGAACCGGAATCTTTGGAGCCTTGGGAGCTTTATCTGTCCCTAAATCAATGCCCGGCAGCTTGGAAGACGGTTCTGGGGCGGCGCCCGGTGGTTTTGCCTTTAATTCATATCTAACAATTTCAGCCTGAATTCTTTTTTGCTTGTCTAAAGCTCTTGTGTATTGCTCTTCAAGTATTGATCCCTTTTGCGCCCTTTTCGCGCCCATTTTTTCAAGATCAGTAATTAGCTGTGCTTGTGTTGTTGCCTCAGTCCTTAATCGTTGCAAGTCTTTTTGACCGACTATCTTGGCAAATTCGTTAAATTTGCGAACAGCTTTATCAATAATATTAATAATTTTCGTGAAAATATCCTGAAAACCCGCGCCGATCGGCTTCAACAATGTGCCAACACTTTCGCTTAATTTTGACATTGCCGTCTTAAGGCGATCACCCGCTGCATCCGGTCCATCAGCAATAATCTTGGCGTTTTCGCCATATTCAGCAAATAGTTTTTCTGAGAACTTTTGGAAGTCTTGGAGGCTGACCTGACCTTTTTCCAGAGCTTTATCAAGCTCCTGTGGGGTCATTCCAATTGATTCAGCAAACAAGCTGAATGCACCGGGCAATCGTTCACCAATCTGCTGACGCAGTTCCTCAGCGGAAACCTTGCCCTTGCTGAATACTTGTGACGTTGCAGTCAGCGCGGAATCAAGTTGTTCAAGGCTGCCACCAGTACCCCGAATGCCAGATGCAACACCAATAAACGCCTTTTCTGCATCACGAACATTGCCACCTGCACCCTTAACAGATGCAGTCAGTTGCGTGAATTGACGAGTAAGGATTTCTTGCGGAATTGCAAGATCGCGGCTGGTTCGATCAATAAACGACAACGCGCGTTGATATTCACCAACATCCTTAGTGACAAGTTGCAATGCTTGTCGTTGACGAGAGATTTCAGCGGCATAAGTAGCAGTGCCGGAGATTTGTTGGCGTGCCATGCCAACTTGCGCACCAATTGCACCACCAACAGCAGCCCCTGCCGGACCACCAGCCAATGCACCGATGCCAGCACCTAAAAAGCCTTCTGGACCGCCAAAAATGCCAGACGCAGCGATTGCACCTGTTGTTTGAGCAATACCAGCAAGACGCCCGCCACCAGTGCGACGACCTTGCGCTTTGGCTGCTTCACGCTCAAAACGTTGAGCTTCCTGCGTAGCCTGCCGAAATTCCTTGCTGGTGATATCAACGTTGTTGGCTAACTCACGCCAAGCACGTGCATAATCCTGAAGATTATTGATGCTCTTTGTTCGTATTTGATTGTCTGTATTTTTTAAAGTTGCAGCAAGATCATTAAACTTCGAGGTCGTTAGCGTTGATCGCGAAGCAAGATCATTCAGCTTTGCACTGAGTTGATTCAGTACAACATCACCTTCCTTGCGAACGCGGAGCCGGATTTCGGAAGTGATGCTCATTTGCTTTTTGCGTTCAGAACTGCCAAAGCGGCTGATTCCATCACCTGCACGCCTTCAAAGATGGCAACAGGATCCTTGACTGAATACAGCTTACAGAGCCATTCCAAACTCGGGTAGTTCAATCCCGTCAAACCAGCCATGCTCGTGTTCCACTGCGTTGACATCCGCAGGAACATCAACACAATGTCCCAGTTCTCCTCCCACACCTCACAGTTACGCTCAACCGCCTCAAACTTGGCAGCAGCGATCTGCTCAGGACTTGCACCCAGTGCCTTCAGATCAGCTTCGCGTTCATCAACAACGCCGCCTTTTGCCCAATACTCAGCGGCGAGTTTTAGTTTTTTGCTGCAGCCCCAGTCAAGCTATCGGCGTAAGCCTGAATCAATGCACGCAGCACATAGGGGTCATCACAAAGCTGCTGCTTGTTTTTCTCCGTAAACGGAACAGGCTTGTCAGCTTCATCATTGATGCCATCCCAGCCAAGCAAAATCTCGCCAACAAGGGCATCATCACCCTTATCGACGAGATCATTGAATGCTGAGCGACTGATCTTCTTAAAGACTGCCTCAAACACTTGAGTTTCAAATCGGTTGCCGTCAACAGGGACTTCAACCTTGACTTCCCACTTGTAGGAAGCAGTCTTCTTGAGGACAAATGCCACTTGGAATCAGGTGAAAACCAGCGAAACCTCGTTGTTACCAGCCGTGGTAGGCAGAGCCAGATACGGCATCGACAGCGAGATAACGCCGTTGGTATCCCCGTAGGATACTCCCGTAATATCAGTCTGAGCAGTGGTCAGGCTGACAATGTTTCCGCTGGTTGCACCCAACACAAGGTTGCTCGAGGCAGTGGTAACACCAACAGCCTTGGCGAAGTAGTCAATGGTGCCAACAGCAGGAGCTTCAATCACCGCAGTACCGCCGGGTGCGCGGTTGGTGATGATTACTTCCTTGTTGGAAGCGGTCTCCTTGTAGATCAGCTCATTGTTCAGAGCCAGATCAAACGACTCAATCCGCTGACTGGTTTCACCGTGGAAGGTGGCAGTCGTCATGTTGGTGTCGTTGACCTCCAGCGCTGCAGCCTGATTGGCAACGGTGAAGCTACCGGACAGGGCAGTGCCATCA